GTTTAAAATAATTAATTGGTCAGAGAGTGCTAAAGCTGGTGAACGTTTATTTAAACTTTCAGCTTCCCCCATTTTTGATTTAATAGATTATCCATTTCAAGTAATAGGAAATACTCAATGTTATCGAATGCCCCCCGTTGCTGTATTGAGTTCATTTAACGCATACTGGACAGGATCATTAGAGCTTCGCATTGATATAGTCGGTGCGTCGGAACTAACTGGTCGTTTGCTGATTTGTTACGCCCCTAATTATTATGGTGATATGACTATACAAAAAGCTTTTAATTGTTTACATTCTGTCTATTCTTTACAATCTACTAATCGTCAATTTGTTTTTAATATACCCTATATTGCAGATAAAATGTTCTGGGAAAGAAGTCGCGTTGTTGCAAAAGAAGGTGATTTCTTCACCGTCCGTCCCCCTGGTACGATATATGGTTTTGTTTACAATGAACTGGTTGCCAATGCTACTATCCCTTCAGACTGTTATCTTTGCTGCTACATTCGTGGTGGTGATGATTTTCAGGTTGCAGTGCCTAGTTTTCCGATTTGCGCCCTTCCATTTGTTTCAACTATTTATACCCCGAAAGCTCAATCACGTCTTTTACGATCATTAGAAGGATACTACCCTGTTTATTTGGGTAGATGGAGATATGCGTATACAGAAGGTAGTTACGTGCCTATTTTTAGATATGGTGAAGCAACTGATCACGTTGCACAGTTTAGATTGACTGGCGATAAAGGTGTTGGAGAATATTTTTCAGTGAAGAGCCCTTCTGTTGGTTTTTGGTATAAGTACGATGTAAAAGTGTTTTATTCGGATGAAAAGTCAGAAGTTCATAATGTAGTATTACGTCAGCAAAATTTGTTTTGTGCTGGAATTACTCCTTATATTGATTCTAGCCATTATATTTACGCCCTACCCCTTTATAGTACAGATCAAATGAAAAGATTTAAAGTTTGGATTGCTCAAGGAAAAGACCCTCTTTATGCATTAAATTCTAGTATTCAAGCTTGGAGTATGGATACCGAAGCCCATACTAAATGTGAATTTTTAAAACCTTACCTTAAATATAATGATGTGGGATTTGAATTTGCTAATGATTCCGTTAGTAGTGGTAAAATAAGTGACTTGCCCTTAGAAGCAGAGTGGGTAGATGTACCCACTTCTGTGGCTAAAGGTCAAGCAGGAGATGAACGAGAGAGTATTATAACGACGCCTATTAAAATTGGAGTAGAAAGTAAAATTAATTCTAATTTAGTAACTTTTGGAGAAAATTTTAGTAATCTTAAAGATTATTGTAGAAGATATCAATTATTTTATAAAAAGAGTCTTAAAATTCAAGGAAATTACGCTACACGGATGAGTGCCCAAACTATTCATCTTAAAATTCCCGTTCGATATAATGGTTTGCCCCTTGTTTTGGAAGATGGAACTAAAATAGATACATATAACAATAGAGCGCGTGAAGGATTAATACCCTTAATAGCTTCAGGCTATCGTTTTGCTTTTGGTGGCCTACGGTTTAGAGTGCTTATAGATGTTAGTGTTGCGAATGTTCGGAAAAATGACATGCCTGCCCGCGTAACTCTACAGCATCGTCCGGATATTACTCCTGGCGATTCTGTGGATTTAGAGATGGTTGAAATTTCGACTGATGACTTAATATTACCCGGATATGCTTCATACATTCAAATAGATTCAATTAATAATGTTTTAAGTATAGAAGTTCCCGCTTATTTACCAGTATCTAAATGCTGGTTGCAACCCCCTTCAGATTATTACACAGCTTTAAAATGGAGTCATTTAGGTCAATTAGCGCTTTCTATTGGCTTGCCCGAAACAGATTGCGAAGTTAAAGTTGAGTGTTATTATTCAATAGCTGATGATTGTAGATTTTCAAATTTTATAGGTTTTCCACCCATGATTGATGTTAGTAGAATACCCGCATATAACCCTAACGATACTCCTGATGGTAAGAAAGGATTGGATTTGAATGCATTGGAATATGATACGTCTGACGCTGAGTCGGAACCACATGGAAATATGGGCTTTTTAGATAGCTGGTCTATCTTTAATAAAGCCAATAATGCTCTTGATAAAGTTGAACAAATAGACGTTAATAAAATAAATGAAGTAACTGATTCCGCTAATTCACTTTTTGCTACTATAAAAGATAATTTAGTCTCGTTAGTCCCCACGTTTGAAGATATAAAAATGAAAGCTCACAAATATATTTCCGGAGCAATTTTAGTAATTTCTAATTTTATTCATACAATGTTAAACTTATCCATTGCTTCAGTTGTTACGTCAATAGTTGCTATATTTGCCCATTTAAAATTAGTTACTATCGATTTCTTTAGCCCTGTTACTGCAGCGTTGACCAATTTATTTAGATCACACGTTGAAGAGTCCTCTAATGAACAGACTACAGAGGAGAGTGTACCGCATGGCCAAGCTGGCTCTTTCGATCGAATGAGAGAAGAAGAAGAGAAGAGCTATACTTGTGCTTATGTGTCCACTATCATCGCCGCAGTTGCAGCAGTTTTAGGAATTGTGCCTAAATTTTTCGGTTCGGACCTAAAAAGTTTTGGATATATATTATTTGATGGCATTAAAAACTTTTCGATGACAGCTAATCATTTGTTCGTTTTTATAAAGAATAATTTAATTATGATACAGCGAATTGCTAATAGATTAATAGATGGTTCCCCTAAATTAAAGGACATACAATTTTTAGAAAAAGATCAAGGAGATATTTATAGTTGGTGTAAAGAGGTTATTGAGTTAACTGACCCGAGAGAAGAGAGTTCGATCTTTTCAAGCCTTAAAAAGGCTTCGAAAGTTCATACACTTGCTATGAAAGGAAATTTGATCTTATTAAATTTAACTAAAATAAAATTAGATAATAAACAATTTATGTTAATTAAAACTTTAAAAGATAACTTGGATAAATTGCGCTCCCGTTTAATTAAGTGTCATTTAGCCCCCCCTGTTCGTTTTGAACCATTTGTTGTCGAGGTTACTGGCCGCACTGGTTGTGGTAAAAGTAGTCTCGTTACTTCAAAATTAGCTTATGAGTTATTTAATCATTTAGGATTGAAGCATGAAGGCGAGTTGATATATCATCGTCAAATAGGTAATGCATATTGGAATGGATGCAGGAATCAACCTGTGTTCTATGTTGATGAGAAATTTCCTATTTCTAAACAAGGTTTTGACGATGTTCAGTTAGCTGAATTGTTTCAAATAAAATCACGATGTATTCTTAACCCTCCTATGGCCGATATTCCTGATAAAGATTTAAGGTATAACCCCCTTTTGGCATTTTACTGTTCTAATAATCCTTTTCCAAAGTTAACCGGTTTACTCGATCCCGCTGCTGTTTATCGGCGGCGAGATGTTTTAATAAAGATGCAATTAACGAAAACCATTTATGATAAGTATAAGAACAAGTCTAAAATTGTAACAATCGCGAACACTACCCGCGCAGAGAGAGAAAACTTCAATTGCTGTGAATTCATGTTCAAGGAAGATGTATTAGATGAATCTCACAATGGCTGGGGTAATCCTATGAGTTACGATGATATGTTGGAAAAGTTGAAGGATAAATGGATGAAATATTATGTTGAAGAAGAAGAAAAATTTAATAATCATTTAAATCTGGCCCTTTCTTGTTATCCTGAAGATGTATCTGATTTACAAAGTTTTGAAGAAAAATGGATTGAGACAATAGAAGCAAAATTCGCGAATTCTACAGATTTAAATTTAAAGAATAAGTTAACTGAACTACGACTTTTAGAAAATTATAAAACTATGAAAGAAGCCGATCGCGAAATATCAATAGTTCAACGGATAAGAGATGCACTTGGTTTGACTAAAGCTAGTGATGATGACTTGAGTAAGACAATAGTTGAGCTCAGAAAAGAAGTCATGGAAAGTGAGGAGGCCGTTCAGGCCCAAGGAATACAGGATTTAGCTATTCAGGCAAGTTCGTCTCATAATCATAGACAAGAAATAATAGATGGAATTGTAACTATGATAACTAATAAGACAGCCCCATGTTTTCATCAATTATTAATAGAACATCAAAATTTAGGTTATAAGTCCCGATGGTATAAAGAATTTAATTGCTGGGAAATAGAAGATACAATTTTTCATGATATATATCTATTAACTAAAAAGAAATATACCTGCGATCATTTTATAAACAAAATAGTCCCTAACATAATTTCAGAAGAAGATATTTTAAAACATATCGATCCTGCGTCAACTAATTGTGTACATATTAGAGATAATTTATGGATCAGTCATGGAGCGTGTGCTACAGAACGATGTATTTTTAAAAATAAAGAAACGCGTTTAAGGTATATTAAAAATGAAGCTAAAAGTGATGACATAGTTAAATCTGCCCTTTTAAATTTTAACTACGAACAAGTTTTGGAGTACTTTCCAGAAGAGTTGTTTACAGCTCTGAAAGATACTGTGATCCCTCGTGAAAAAGCGGAGGAAAAGCAGGGGTACATCGAAACTTGGATGAATAAGATTTCATTTATTAAGAATTGGTATAATAATGTTAAAGAGAGGTTAATGACTATCCCCTGGAAAAAGTGGTTTCAAAAGTTGGCTATTCTGTTAGGAGTTGTGTTCTTTATTGGTGCTATCTGGAAATTGTGGGCGTTTGGTGCCGCAGCTACGGAAGTAGCAGGCGCCAGCGTCTGTGGAATAACAGCGAGAACCCTTGGAGCTACTCCCGACGCTTTTGCGTCTGGAGACGTGCGCCTTGGTACAGGTAGAGTTAGCACAAAGAGTGTTGCAGCAAAAACATTATTAGCCCCTAAAGGCAATTTTTCAGTCCCTCAGTTAGATTTAGTTAAATCAGCTCTTCGTCGAAATACGTTTTTCCTCTCTCTCCATAAAGATGGTTATGGTCCCTATGTAGGTCGTTGTCTGGGAATTTGTGGTTCTTACGCTTTAGTGGTCGACCACTATTGGGAGATTTGGAGTCGAAAATACCATGAAGATGGTTTGGACGACATGCATTTCTTCCCAATGTCAGGCAAAGATATACAACCTATTAGTATAAAATTTTCAGATTTAAAATTTCAGCGTTTTTCGGATTCAGCAATGGGTTTAATAAAATTTCCTAGTCGAGGTGCAATTCGCCCTTTTAAAGATATCCGTCGCTTAATTGCAAAGAAGGATACCCATCGGTACACTAATGGTATTGGTGTGATGGTTGAACTCGATGCAGATCGTGATGGACAACGTGTTTTTAATCAATTTAATGTAGAATATAAATTACGTTCTTCAATAAAAGTTGAGGGTGATTCCCTCTATGCGGATTATAATACAGGAGAAGTTTATGAGTACGAAGGTTTTTGTGGCGCCGGGAAATGTGGATCAGTTTTAGTTAATACAGATATAACTGAGAGCATTCTTGGCATGCATACAGCCGGTACGAACAAGCGTGGTTATTCTGAGGTTATTTATCAAGAGATGTTTAATGATCTTTCCAACGTAGTTAGTGCAAACGCTATGATTGGAAATGAGAAGGATTCCCGTTGGTTTGTGGAGGGAGAAATTATTGGCATTGGAGCTGTCGCTCAGAAATATGCCCATCGTGCAAATGCACGATCCAAAATTATTCCTTCGCTGATTCAACGAGAAAATCTACCTGAGTTTCAGGTTAGATGTCAACCATCTCTTTTAAGTCCCAAAGATCCACGTTTGGTAAGTGCTGGTGTTCCCTCTTTTAGCCCAATGCTTGAGGGATGTAAGCACCACGGTAAACCTTTAAAACCTTTTAATTCTGAACATTTAAAATTAGCAATAAAAGATTATAATAAGAAAGTTTTAAGCAAGTGTCGTCCCGTTCGTGGAAATCCTGGTTTATTGGATGAAATGACCGTCATAAATGGAATTGATGGTTTAAGAGATGAAGGATATGATCATTTAGAGTGGAGAACTTCGGAGGGCTTTCCTTTCGTGGCTGAGAGACCGGGCGGTGCTAAAGATAAACGTTGGTTGTTTAGTTTCGACGAAAACAACCACGTTACTGACATTAATCCTCGTTTACGAGGGGCTCTTAATGTTAAATGGGAAATGCGGAATAACAATGTCATTCCGGATACAGTTTTTACTGACTGTTTGAAGGATTGCCTTGTGCCACATGAGAAGGTTTTGCAACCTGGAAAAACTCGTATATTTTCCATTTCGCCTGTCGATTTTACTATACAACAACGGCAGTGCACGCTCGATTTCGTTGCTGCGTTTATGCGAAATCGTCTGGAGTTAGAACATGCAATAGGAATAAACCCCGATTCCCACGAGTGGGCTGACTTAGCAACAAAATTATTAGAGAAAGGAAGCAGTATTTCAACAGGAGATTATTCAAAATTTGGCGATACTATCCCCCCCGAAATTATACATGCGTTCTTTGATTTGGTCCGTGAATGGTATTTAACTTATGGTACGTTAACGACAGAACATTCACAGCAATTAAAAATTATGCCATATGAGATTGGCAATAGCTTACATTTAATGTTTGATCACATTTATCAAGTTGTTTGTGGTCAACCTTCCGGAAATAGTTTAACAGTAATTTTAAATTCATATGCAAATAGTATCTATATCCGTTTGGCTTGGCTCGCAATCATGGAAAAGACAAAATTTAATTCATTAAGCGATTTACATCGCCTTGTTTGTTGGTTTAGTTACGGGGATGATATCATCATTGCTTTATCATTACATATTAGAGATCTTTTTAACGCTTTAAAATTGTTTGAGTTTTTCGCAAAACATAATTTAAAATTTACAAATGCAGATAAGGGAGATGAAATTGTGCCCTATAGCACGTTGTCGGAAGCCGATTTTTTGAAGCGTGGGTTCGTAACCCACCCTAGTCGCGTTATCCCTCAACAGTTTTTAGCTCCGTTATCAGAAACATCAATAGAAGAAACAGTAAATTGGATTAATGCAGAAAGTCATGGTCGGGATAACCCGGCCTGTGACTATTTTAAATCAATGTCATTGCAAGTTAGTGAAGATTCTCTTCGTAACGCCTTCGGACGAGGTGAAGAATATTATGAAACATATAAGTGCAAGCTAGAAGACTTCTGGATGAAGAAGAATATAGATTTCGTTGCCCCAACTTGGAGGCAAATGGATTATCGGATTTTTGAGTTAGAAGAAAATATTAATCAATATTGTAAATGGATCGTTTCTTCTTCTTCCACAAGTCTTTAAA